TAGCTCCACGACGGCACTCCACTGATCCATTCCGTAGAATTCAGCTTCAAAGCCGAACGCACGGGTTCCTATCCGTCCGTTAGAGTATGGCATTACTCACCACCTTCCATCTTTCCCTGCTCATATCCGTGCTGATAATAGTAATCAGTTAACAGATGCGTAGCAGTTTTGAATTTACTTTGATAGTCCTCTGGGATGCATTGTAGCCAATACGCTACAAAGGTATCTACGTTATACACTACAAAGGATTCAATGTCCATCATCCATCACCCTTTGCGATCATTCTCATCTCAAGCTGGAGAATCAGCGATGCCAGGAACCCGCCATTTACTCCATAAAGCAATTCACTAGACCACTGACACCAATCACAATCACATGTGTAATCATGGTCGATCATGTCGCTTATCCTTTCGGTTGTGTTTACTAGTCCATCTAGCGCACCGCGAGGGGTCAGGTGTCAAGTGTTAGAGTGAGAACTCTGGGCGGTCGCTTGAGCCTGCGAACTTACCTTCAACCTCAGCGACCGATGCTCGCAGGGCACTCAAGATAAGCTCGACCTGTTCGGGGGTCTTCTCGTAGTTGGCGGAGGACAAGTTTCCGATCAAGCGGATGCTGTTGAGCGCCCTGTTCGTGCGCTTCACGGCGAGACGCTTGAAGTCTGCGGCCTTATCACTCATGGTCGGTACTCCATTCTCCCGGTCTTCGGGCATAGGACCCGACCCCTCGCGCTACGCTAGTAGCTTGTACTCCCACCTACCGCGTTTCCGCCTCCAACCGCCTCTCACGGACTGCCAAGGGGCTCGACCCGAGGGTCGTCCTTGCCCGTGGTTTGCGAGGGCATCACACTACCGATGGGTTTCATAATCACCACGCTACCATCCTTCAGTCGGAGCCCCGCCGAGCCCCGCCGTCATCGCGGGGTACTCGCGGGGTGCTTCCGATTCCAGGGATGCTCCGGGTTCAGCATGATCGCTCATGTCTCCGGACTTGCGTGGCCGCGCCTCCTGCGCTGGGAGGCTATGTAGATAGTATCGGTCATGGAGATCGGTTCCTGCATCACCCAAAGGTCTCAAGCTTGTAAGACCTTTGACTAGGCAGGAGACCTAGGCCATTTGGACTAGACCCCAGCGTGGGTTGGTACATACTTCCGCATACTCTTCCGCAAGCGCACGGGTTGAGAACTCTGCAAGGATGCGCCCTGGCCGAGACTTCGTGGCTGCAAGCCGAACTACGTACTTCGTGTCTCGTCCTGTCCGCGCATGTGTGGCCCCATTCTTGAGCGCGGATCGGTCGATGGTGTCCACGTAGACCTTCATTCCTTACTCTCCCCTCTCCAGGATCGGAATCCAGGCGTCTAGCTTCCAGTCTCGGACCCAAGCCACCTGTACGTCACTCGGGGTGGCGGGGTGCTCGCGGTCGCACATTCTCCGTTCCTTCCTGTTGGCGTCCCTTGCAGTATCGGGTCTCAGGACAAGGAAGTAAATAGGTCAAAGGTCTAGAAGATACACACTTGACGAGGGATATCCAAAGGCGTATGTTACTAGAGTTAGCTCTTAGGTCGAATGGCCTAGGGGTACGGTGCTTCCCCAGAACAGGCGGGGTGGGGAGATTGTCTACAATCTACAGTGGACAGACAACCCCAGATTGTTTACAATCCACATGCCAGGACGGCAACCGAGGTCCATAAAACGTGAGATGTTGTTATATATAGAGAGTCTCACACATATTGCAGCCGAAATCATTTCGAGAACCCCGGTATCCGTAATCGTAAGCCCAGAAGTATGCCCCTAACACGAAGTAAACCACGAAACGAATTCTCTAAAAGGCCAGGATAATGCCGAAGCGGATCCAGAAACAGAAACGCAAGAAGCGGCGTCCACGGGGCTATTAACTACGTGACCACGGATACTATAGCACAGATGCGTAACCGGGGCAATTATGCCCGCCGTGCCGCAGAACAAAGGGCCTTGAAACGTACTGGCCAGCGCAGAATAGCAGCAGAGGATTGGTATCCTGAACTAGAACGTCTAGCAGGAGAGCATAATTGGACTAACGCAGAGATGGCACATTACCTCCATCTCTCTGAACGTCGCATTCAGCAGATTCGCGGAATCGCAGGCCCAGCTGCTTGGGATAGAAAATCAGCAACCAACCCTCCAAAAAATCGAGCGGCGATTGCTGAAGAGTTCCAACCCATGCTGGAACGTACACCGGATGGTTTCAAAGCCTTCTTCGAGCACTTCTCAGGCTTTGAGCTTACCAATCTTGGCTACAAAATGGTCGAGGCTGCACTACATAACTCGAACTGCATGATCAATGTTCCACCACGACATGCAAAGACTGTTGTGATCGCGGTCTGGCTTCCGATCTGGCTTTTGACATTGGATCGTAATGAACAGATCATTATCATCTCGGACACGAACCTGCACTCCAAGGCGGTCTCGTACGAAATCGCCCAGCAACTTGAATTCAATCCAGCTCTGGTTTCTGCATTTGGACGTTTCGCCCCAGAGAAATCGAAAGATTCCCCATGGCGTCCATCTCAAGGCGAGCTTGTCGTCCTCGGTAGGAGCGGCGGGACCCGTGCATTGCAGTATTCCATCCTGTCCCGTGGCAGTGGTCAGCAGGTACTTGGACGAGAAGCAACCTGGGCTATCCTAGACGACATCACGACACAGGAGATTACTGAAAGTGAACGAGAGCGTGAGAAACTGCACTCCTGGGTTAGACAGTCAGTCTTCTCACGTCTCCAGCAAGGCGCAGATGGGGCGGCGGCTGGTCATGCGTTGGTGGTTGGACAGCGCGTACACCTCAACGATCTCTACGGAGAATTTGAGAGCGAAGTGGGTCTTCGAGGACTCGACGCCGGAAAACCGCTATGGCATGTCGTCAAGTTCCCAGCAGTCCTGACATGGCCTGAAGACTCGCCAGATGGACAACCAGAGGTACTTTGGCCAGAAGAGAGGCCATTTGAATACCTCATGGAGCAGTACAACCGCATGGGGCATGATGCCTTCGAGAAAATGTATCAGCAGAACCCAATGCCTGAGGGCTCGCGGTTCGTAGAACCAGAATGGCTGACTCGGTGTCGAGACGAGAATAGGATCAGCGGTTATGTCCAACGCAGTGCAGAAGACTTCCTCCCCATGGTACGCGTCGTCTCAGTGGACCCGTCCCCAACCAAAGACAACGCCCTCATCGTCGCCGACATGGTGGCAGTGCGGGACGTGTTCGCCTGCCAGATCCTCGAAATCCAGGTATGGCGAGGCAACATGCGGGAGTTCGTGGCACGGACGGATCGAGCCCTACGCACCTACGAGCCAGACTATTTGATCATCGAGCGCAGTACTGTTACTAACTGGCTTATTCAGGACCCACTCTACGAGGATCTACGACAACGTGTCAAAGTCCTGGAACATACAACCGGTGCGAACAAAGGAGACGCCGAACTGGGTATTCTCTCCCTGGCTGCGGACTTTGAGGCTGGTAGAATCCGTACTCCGTACGGGGATGACGAGGCCCGAGCAATGACTCGGCTGTTAGAAGATCAAGCATTGGTCTATGGGCACAAGCGGCCCGATGACGCATTAATGGCTCTTTGGTTCGTGAAGTGGAACTATCGCCGCCTACGTCCTGCATGGAATGGCGGTGGACGTATCTCGACTAAGAACTCGGATAACGGCGGTACTTACGGCTATATTAAACGGGCGCAACGAGCCCAGGATAGGAGACAGCGTGCCTACTGAGAGTGGCTATCATGGGAGGGTTACTGAGGACTATATCATCTCCCAGATCGAGGGTTTCCGTACGAATGAGAACTATCTCGATCACAAGCGGCGCATCCGTGAGTTTGATCAGCTCTATCGTGGTGATCTAAATGGCCTCTTCCCAGAGGAGAGTGCTATGCCAGATGATCCACTCGTGGAGAACAAAGTCAAGAATGCTACGCATGACCTTGCTCGCCTAGCTTCTGAGGCTAAGGGAGCGCATGTCTTTCTCAAGGATGGGGAAGGTATGCAGGCTACTAAACGGGCTGCTGTTCGATCAAGCATTGCAGATACGATCTGGCAGATGGGTGGAGGCAAGCGTATTCAGCGCAAGCTTTACATGGACCTTATTACTGCGGGCATGGCTACCGTTGCGGTGTACTACAACGAGGATTCGGACTATCCGATCTTCAACCGTCTAGACCCTCGCTTCTGCTACCCGGATGAGCGTAATGGTCAACTCACCTCCATGTTCTATGTTGAGACCATGAAAGAACGTATCGCAGCCATGGTCTGGCCAGACTTAGGGTTGGACCCTGAGGCCAAGGGTGACGAAGTACATATCTCACAATACTTCGATAAGTACGAAGTTATCCAGTGTGTCTCTACCCAGGCCAAGCGCAACACGCCCTCAAAGGGTTATATCGTGGATCGCTGGGAACATAACCTTGGTTGTATACCTGTAGCCTGGATCAGTCTAGATAACGCGGATGGACACTGGGGCGGACTCTTCGATCAGCTTGGTGGGCCGCTTATGGTGCGCAATAAGATTGTCCGATTGCTTGTGGACTATCTAGAGTCCATGGCCCATGCTACTCTGGAGGCCAAGGGTGTTATCAATGCAGATGAGGAGCCTGGTCCCCTGACGGTCTACCGCCATGATGAGACTGCTCCCGAGTCCTTCATTCGACGAGTGGCACCAGCAGCTCCTGCGGGTTCAGTCTTTGGGTTGTTGCAATATATGAACTCCGAGGAAGCCGCAGAAGCAATCCAGCCTCCAGCTCGTGTTGGAGTAGTGCGACAGTCTATCGCATCTGGATCCTTTGTGGATTCTACACAGGGTACATTGTCTAGTGCTATCTTCGAGTTGCAGGAGCTGATGGCTGATCTTCGCTATCAGATCAACTACATTGCTTTCAAGGTAGATCGTAAATATCTTAATCGCAGCAAACCACTCTATCGTGCTATCGGTACCAAATCAACCTATATGCCAGAAAAAGATATGGGTGACTTCTACCATCATACTATTCAGTATGGAGCTAGCGCAGGACTTAACCGCTCAGAAGCTGGAGTTCGTGTTCTCCAGGACATGGGCGCTGGATTGATCTCAAAAGAAATGGCTCGTTCTCAGTTGGACTATATCGAAGATGTTACCGTAGAGCAGAATCGTATCGATAAGGAACAGCTTGCTAACGTCTTCTTCCAACGTTTCAGTTCTGATCCGAATACTCCGCTGTCACTCATTGCTACCAGCATTATTGAAATGGCAAAGGGTCGTACATTCCTAGAGATTGTAGAAGATCTTGCACCTGAGATTATCAGGTACGAGCAGGAACAACAGCAGGCTGCTGCTGCCGCTGAGGGCGTTACGCCGCCCGAAGAGGGCGTCCCAGCTCCTGAGGAACAGCTTGCTCTTGAGCAAGGTGCAATTCCTGAACTTGACTTCGCCCCGCCGCCTCTCCAGCAACAGATTGTGAGGAACCCATTCTAATGGCTACTTCTGATGCACCTATCAAATATGATGACGAAGAGGAAGAGTTGCTTTTCGGATTGACAGATCGACCAGATGATCTAATGTCGGTTGCTGCTGCCGGAGCCAAATATGCACCTCGTCCTGGTAACCTTGAACGTTTCCTACCCATAATCTCACAGGCAGCTATGGAAGCTGATGCTCCTGATGAGGTTCGTCGCTTTGCTCGTATCCTTGCTTATCATCTCGGCCGGGAGGTCTGATGCTTAAGCTTTCCAGTGGGGTTGGTGGCCCCCGAACCGTAAAGCAACGCCTACGTGGCTTCTCTGATAATGTCATGAAAGTTGCCACCGAGACAGTTGGGTGGTATGCTACACAAGCAGCAGGCCCTCCGGACTATACCCGGGAAGCTCCTGCTGCATGGGATGAAGCCATCTCATATGTTCAGGAACGCGAATCCTTCGCAGGGATGCCGGGAATCCTAGGGTCAGCTCGTAACCGCGTTCTTGATATTGAAGATCCATATGTTCGTGCTCAGGGAATGTCTTTTCTGAATAAGCTACAGGCTCTTTCTCCAGAACAGCAATCCCTTGTCTACTCCTACCTAACTGGAGTTCCAACACTCGGAGATCAACCTGCTACTAGAGCTACAACAGTCGAACCTTTTGAGGCGGCAGAGCTAGTAGAAGATCTTGGTATGGCTGGTGAGATTACCGGAGCCACTACAGGTGGCGAGGTACGCATCACTTCTGATCGTTCAGGCATGGCTTTGTATGCTGCACTCAAGAATATCTTTCCTGAAGTAGACCTTGCTATCGAGGACGAAAGTCTTGCAGAGCGCATGGTCAATGATATTTCAGACGCGGGTGCAGATGCTATCATGCGTTCTTCTTCTGCACGCAACCTAGTTGGCCATCTTCAGGAAGTTGCTGAAGCCGAAGGAGGGGTTGCTGGACGGCTTAAAGAGGGAGTTAGACAGGTACTTCCGGTCTTCGGAGATATTACTGGGCTCTGGACTGATGTAAACATTATGTCGGCCGGAGCTGCACTAGATGCAAGTCCCTGGGATGCAACTGGGGAGATCGCTGATGAGATTCGTGGGACATGGCATGAGACCGAAGCAAGGATTGGCGAAACTCTTGTTGGCCACTGGGAAACTGTAAACGGTAAAGCTGTCTGGAATGCTGGGCCTCTTTCGTTTGGTCTTAATCCAAATGATCCAGACTTCCAGCATAATATCGAAGTCCGTATGGGAGCGTTTACCCTATTAGGTGGTCTTGGTGGTGGAGGGTTAGGTGTTGCTGCTGGTACCGTTGGTCGTCGTTTGAAGTTAACGCGTAGCGTTGCAGGAAACGAAGCAGCAGTTCGAGCAGTACAAGCAGCTACGCGTACCCGTTATGCTAGGCGTACAGGTGTTCTAGGCGCTGCTGCGGAAACATATCGTGCCCCAGCACGTTTGCTTACTGAATTACTAGATGAGAACTTGTTACGTTTCCGACGTAGCCCAGAGTCGTTCTTTGAAGGTGCTATCAATGGACGCCAGGGTCGGAAGCTAATGAATACTCTGCACTCTGCAAAGGAAGCATTTCCTGGTGATAGTGCTGAAGCATTGAACGGACAGGTTGGTTATGTTCGTGAGGTTTATGGTACTCAAGTTCCGGATAGGTTGGTTCGTGAAATGCTTGGAGCAGAATCTGATTCTGCTGCTAAGGCTATCTTCGTAGAGTCTGTTAATGCTCCGGGTGGTACCGTTATCCTAGATAAGATTAATCATAGGTTAGATGCTGTAGATGCTCGTATCAATGAGCTTGGTCGAAAACCATATATGACTCCTGATGAGAGTATAGAGTTAGCTTCTCTTCAGATCGAGCGTAAGGGATTGCAGTATCGTCAACGGTATACCGCAGACAATACGCCTCTTCTCCGCTATCCAACGAAATCTACATTGCGAGCAGCCGTACGTCAGCCTACTAATCGGTTAGAGCGCGTACTTGGTGCTATTGGTGGAGGACGCCTGCGTTATTCTCTCGATACAGCTAAATTAGTTGATGAACTTCCCTCTCGTCCAGAGATGATCGTACCTCAAGGTGGGTCTCTTGGACCAGACGATCTAGATCACAATACTACTATTCTTTCAAACTATATGCGACGAGCTGGGGTTGATCCTAAAACCATTCAACAGCGTATTGGTCAACTTGGCGAGATTACAGATCCACAAGCATTTTATGAACTTGTAGAGAAAACCATCTTCGGCGAGGGTGGTGATATTGATCGTGCTCTTTCAGCAAGCCGCTTAGCTGTTACTCCAGAGATTCGCCGTCGTATTATCAACCTACATGATACTCCATTGGATAGCCGCACCCTTTCTCGTGTTAGAAGTTATGGACGAGCAGCCGATGGATCTACTTATGATAAGAACACTTTCGTGTTGGGTAAACGTAATCCAGATGGTGTTGATACTCCATTACCCTCTCGTGATGTAG